GTGTTGCCGGGCGGCACGTCCATCAGGATGAACGGATAGAAGGTGACGCGCAGCCCGCGCGCCTTCATCTCGTGGATCGCCTGCACGACGGCGAAGTCGGACGGCGTGCCGCCATAAACCGGGCGGTCCTGATCGTCGCGGCTGACGAGGAAGGCGCTGGCGCGGCTGACGCCATTCACCGCCCAACCGGCGGGCGTGGTCGACTTGGCCGACACCTCGACGCCCGGCCGCACCTTGCAGGAGCCCGCGCGCAGATCGTTGCCGAACCAGGCGACGACGAGGCTGACGCTCTCGACCGCAGGGGCCATCGCCTGCAGTCGGTCAAGCGCCTCGACCATGTCGGTGGAGTCGGCCAGCGCGTTCAGGTTCTCGGGCACCGTCGCGCCGCCATCGGTCTTGCGGATGGCCTGCGTGGCATAGGTGAACTCGCCCGAGGCCGGGATCATGGTGACGGCGCGGGTCAGCCCTTCGGCGGTGTCGGGATCGGCGAGCGGCCGGAACACCTCGAAGGACAGCTGCGGCAGGCGGTTGCCGTAGGTCGAAAGTGCCAGCTCCTCGAAGACCACATAGGCCGTGCCGCGATAGGCCGGGGTATTCGCCGCACCCATCTTCGCCGCGATCAACGGATCGGCCGCCTGCGCCTCGTCGCCCGGATACCAGCGCCAGGTGACGCCGGAGAGGTCCATCGGCTTGCCGTCGGCCCAGATGCGCCCGATCCCGGTGATCGGTCCCTCGCAAAGCGCGACGGCGAAAGAGGCGTAGTAGAGATACTCGGTGGTCTTGACCTTGCCGCCCCCGCCGCCCTTGCCGCCGCCTTGGGTGGTGGTCTTCGTCTCCTCGCGAAAATCCGTGGCCCAGATGATGTTGCCGCCCATGCGCATCCGGCCGTAGAGCCGCGGGATCACCGCGCCCTCGGTGGCCGAGGTGATGCGTAGCGTGTCGAGCCGCGCACCCTCGATGCGCTGCGTCGGCGCCAGCGACGAGATTATCCAGCTGTCGACGACCGAGCCGATGCTGGAGCCGATGAACCCGCCGATGGTCGCGGCGCTGACGCCGAGGATCGCGCCGCCGATGCTGCCGCCAATGGCGGCGCCGGCCGCGCCGAGAACGAGGGTGGCCATGTCGGAGTCTCAGCGTTTCGGGAACAGGAAGGCGAAGGCGATGCGCCGCCGCCAGGATGGGGTGAGCGGTTCCTCGATCACGCCGAGCCGCTCATAGGCGTGGAGGAAGCTGTCGGGGCCGGTCAGGACCCCGACATGCTTGGCGATGGCGCGCGGCTTCATGCGGAAGAGAACCAGCGCGCCGGGACCCGCCTCGGAGGGCGACACCTCGATCATCATGCGCCGCGCGCCGTCGGCCAGAACCTCGCATGGGCCGGTCTCGCCCCAGTCCCGGCTGTATGGCGGGATCGGGAACGGCTCTGGACCCACGACCTCGCGCCAGACGCCCCGGGCGAGCCCGAGGCAATCGCAGCCGACGCCGCGCAGGCTCGCCTGGTCGTGGTAGGGCGTGCCGAGCCAGGAGCGCGCGATGGCGATGACGCGGTTGGGATCGGCGGAGGTCACAGCACGCCTCCCTCGTGCCCACCGTCCTTGGTGGCGTAGCGGAGAACGGCGTCCTGGCCGGGGATGTGCGGGAAACCCCGGAAGTGGGCGGTGTTGGCGAACTTCGCCCCGCAGGTCTCGATGCGCTTGTCGCAGCCCGCGCGGATGGTGAAGCCGTCGCCCTCAGCGATCGCTCGCACCGGCGCTTCGAGCAGCGTCAGCACCGCGATGCCGTCCGTCACGTCATGGCCCAAAACCTCGGTGCGTCGTCCGGCGTTCGATCCGCTGGTCCATTCCAGCGTGCCGAAGGTGAACCAGCCGGAGGCGAAGCCGCCGATGCCCGAGGCGGTGAAGGCCCGGTCCCGCAGGAGATCGATCACGGTACCGGTGCCCTTGAAGGCGGGAGCCTCCAGATCAACGCCGCAGCGCGCATCGCCGAGTGCGGCATCGCAGGTCGCCTGGAAGGTCCGCCCGACCGTCTGACCGAGCACATGCGCGAGCGACCGCACCTCGGCCACGAAGGCGAGCCGCCCGCGCCGGATCTGACCGATGGCGCCGCGCCGCATCAGCACGCGCTGGCTCGTGTCGGCCCAGTTCACCCGCCAGACTTGGACTTCGGCATTGTCCCAGCGCCCATCGAGGATGTCGGTCTCGGTGATCCGGTCCGAGGTCAGCACGCCCTCGGCATCCTGCGCATCGACGGACAGGTCCGAGCCCGAGCGGACCTCAGACGCCGTGAGCCCGCTCTCGGGCTCGAAGTCCGTGCCGTCGAAGCTGAGCGTCCGGTCGTGATCGGTGAAGCCGAAGGTCACGCCGTCGGCGCGGGTGATGCGCCAGCACCAGGCGAGCGTCGTCGTGCCCTCGTCGAGATGGGTCTGCAGGGCGGGCGAGAGGGATTTCATCGGCAGGTTCCCGTCATCCGGTCATCGAGATCGGCAATCCAGTGTGCCCATGGAGGTGGCACCTCCGCGAGGGTCTCGGCAGCTGGCCGGGCGAGCCGCGCCTCGGCATAGGAGGCGCAGCCTGCATCACCACCGCCCATCGTTGCGGCGCAGCCGGTCAGCGGGATCGCCAGCGCCGCGGCCATCGCGAACCGCATCCCGCCCGCGCTCGACGCGCTTGTTCTTGTCTTCCGTCGCATCGTGTTCGGCCTCCCGTTTGCCCGTGCGCTCCCCTTCCAAGCGCCCCCAGACCCGACCGAGGACGACACCTCCGACCGCGCCCAGAGCCGCGACCAGCCAGATCAGGAGATCAGCCATCGTCCCGCTCCCCGCGCGCGCCGGCGACACAGAGGGCGACGACGAAGACGCCGAGGAAGCCGCCCACGACCAGACCTGCGAGGAACTCAAGCATCGCCGCGGAACCCGCGCTCGATCCGGTCGCGCAGGCCGATCAGGCCGAGCCCGAGGAACATGAGGCCAGCGGGAGAGGCGTCGTCGCTGCCGGCAAGAAGCGCGACGAGGCGTGACAGTTCGGCGAACGGGCCGGTGGCGGGCAGCGCGAGGGAGGCGATGCCGGTGAGCATGGCGAGAAGTCCCGCCCACCACGTGAGCGAGTTGAGGCGAACGTAACGCATGGCGATCAGGCCCTCCGGATAAGGGTGGAGAAGAAGGCGGCCAGCCGAACGAGCCAGCCGGTCGGCGCGTCGGGCGCAGGATCGAGGACCGGCGGCGTCGGCGTCGGCCCGCGAGCCAAGGCCAGCGCCTCATCCTCGGTCAGTCGGCGGATCGGCCGCCAGAAGTCCACGCGGCCATTGCTGTCCACGGACCAGACCGGGATGGTTCCGCCGGGATAGCGGCCATGCCGGAACAGGTCGCGCTCGGCCTCCCGGCGCGGAATGATCGAGGCCGGTCGCCGCCAGTTCAGAAACGCGTTGGCGGCTGCAACGCGATTGCCGGCATTGAGGTGGCGGGTCAGCGCGGCCTTCGCGATGCCCCCGGTGTTGTAGTGAAAGCTGATCAGGGCATCGAACTCGTGCGGCTCCAGCGGCACCTTCACGGCGCGCAGGACGTCGGCCTCGTAGCGCGCAAGATCGGCGCGGAAGACCCGGAACGCATCTCGGATTCCGGCGTCCAGATCGGCGGGCATGCCGCGGGCCATGGTGGCCGGATCGGGAGGACCGGCCGCGGCCGTGTGGCCGATGCCGAAGGTCCAGACCTGTTTCACATCGAGATAGGGTCCGGGCACGATGCCTTCGTGCCGGACGAGGGCCAGCAGGCCCCGGTCAGTCATGTGCATGGGATTACCGGAGAAGCGAGAGAACCAGGATCAGCGCCGCGACTGCGAGACCGATGCGCAGGCGATGGGCGAAGGCCTGCCGAGGGTCGGCAGGGTCGCAGCGCAGGGAGCGCGCGAGGCGGAGAAGCTCATTCATCGCCGTCGCCCTGCTTGGCGCGGCGGAGGCGGGCCAGCAGCATTTCAATGAAGGCCGGACCGAAGACGCCGACGAGATAGGCGGCCGAGCCTGCCGCCCCGCCCGCAGGGATCGCTTCTGGCGGCAGACCCATCCAGCTCGTGATCACGGCCATGGAGAGGCTGCCCATCCCGGCCGCGATCAGTCCGCCGAGCAGGATGTGCCGCAGCGCATCGCGCAGCCGCATCTTCGTGGTCAGTGCGTTCGTGGCGCCGCCGAGTGCGCCCCAGGCGGCGAGGATCACGGCGGTCGAGGCCGCAAGTTCGCGCAGCACGGCCGAAACGAAGCTGCCGGTGTCGTTCATCGCCGGATCTCCAGAAGCGGGATGGAGGTGATCGAGCCGAGCCGCTCGAGGTCGAGCGTCACGTCGAGCGCATCGGTGTCGAAGCGGACCGGCACGTCGAACTCGAAGCCCGCAGTGATGGCGACGCCAGCGCCCGGCGCGGTGCCGAAGGTCACAACGCCGGTGGCGGTATCGACCGACCAGCCGGAGGGCTGCTCGACCCCGCCGAGCGCGACGCGCACGCTGCCTGCAACGGGCTTGGCGATGGCGCGGGTCCAGCTCTGCGCGCCCGAGGCATAGCGCTTCACCAGCTGGAAGGCGGTCTTCGTGCCGTCGCCGGTGCCGATCGCCTGGTCGGTCGGCGCTGGCGTCTGGGACGGCAGGCAGGACTTGTGATCGCCCCAGTCCTTGAACCGGAACCCGTGGAGCCGCCCGTTGCGCGCCTCGAAGAAGGCCACGACCGCCGCCAGATCGTCAGCGCGGCGGATGCCATAGGCGACGTCGTAGCGGCGGCGCGAATTGGCCCAGCTGGCGTTCCTCTCCTCGTCGCCGGAGGCGAGCTCGACGATCTGGGTGCGCCGTTCCGGCCCGCCGCGCGCGCCGCGGCTGATGTTGTCAGGAAACCGGACCTCGTGGAACGCCATCAAGTCTCTCCATGGTTCGTGCTCTGGCCCCCGCAACCGGTTCCCACTTGCGGGGTCGCACTCACATGCCCCTCCGCCCGAGCGACACGGCGCGGGCGATGTCGGCGGCCACCTGCGTGCGGGACTGCCGGAAGCTCTCGGCGTCGCGGGCCATGATGGTGACGTTGACCCCGCCGCCTCCGCCGTAGGTCTGCGCCTCCCGCCGCGACAGCACCCGTTCGCCGCGCTGCAGGATCGCGGGCACTTCGTCGTGGCGTAGCCCCGCCATGCCGCCTGAATGCATTCGCGGGGCGGCGGCGAAGGCAATGGCCGGGACCATGCGTGAGGGCCCCGCGGACCCCACCATCCCGCCCGCATGCAGGACGTTGGCGAAAATCCCGCCCGCCCCGGAGAACACGCCGGAGAGCGCATTGGCGATCGGCCCGAGGATGAAGCGCCGCGCCGCGAGCTGGGCGAGATCGGCGAGCAGCGAGGTGACCAGGTCGCGGAAGTTCAGCTTGCCGGTCTTCACGAACTCGCCGACGGCATTTTCGGCCGACTGGAAGGCGCCGACCAGGCTCTGGCCTATGTCGCCGCCAATCTCGCGGGCCTTGCTGGCGTAGTCCGACAGCGCTGCCGTGACGGCCTGCCAGCCGGTGACGGCAGCCTCGGTGTCGGGCTCCGCTGCCGCAGCAGCAGCCCCGGCCGCCGCACCAGCCCCCGTCGCAGCGCGTCCGGCATCGCCGAGCGCCGTCTCCAACCGCTCGGCCGCGCCGGTGGCCTCGGTCAGCGCATCGGCACTGGCCTCGTCGGTGCCGCGCACCGCATCCCGCAGCGCCTGCCAGCTTTCCAGCGGCGCGCGGGCCCCTTCGGCGAGGTCGCGCGCCGCGCCGCGATAGAGGTTCGCGGACTCGAGCGCCCTGTTCGCCGCCTCGGTCAGACCGAGGTCGGGCGCGGACAAAGGGTTGTCCTCGAAGGCCCGGTCGAACGCCGCCTGCGCGGCCGTCGTCGCGGCGGTCGCCGCCCCTTCGAAGCGGTTCTCGATCTCGCCGAGGTCGAGGTCGGGCACCAGCGAGATGCGCCGCTCGGAGCCGAGCGCTTCCAGCCCCTGGTTGATGCCGCCGATGAAGCCGTTGATGCGCGAGACCACGCCGTTCAGCATCGCCTCGACGCCATCGACCAGGCTGTTAGCCGCCTGGAACGCCAGATCGCCGATGGCGGCCGGCAGCAGGCCCCAGATCGCCTTGATCGCCTCGTAGGCCCCCTCGAAGGTGTTCGCGGCGGTGTTGCCGAATGCCACGACGCTCTCGATGGCGCTCTGCATGGCCGACGCGGCATCCGCCTTCAAGTCGAAGAACATCGCCGTGGCGGCCGCACCCGCGGCAGCGGCGCCCATGCGGAGCCGCTCCCCGACCTCGACGGCGACATCCTTCAGGAGCGACATGGCCTCGCCGAACCCTCCCGCACCCGAGACGAGACGCGTGAACTGGTAGACGAGCTCGCCCGCGCCGACGATCAGCGCCCCGATGCCGGTACGGATCAGCGCGCCGCGCAGGACGACCAGCGCCGTGGCGAGGCCACGGACCGAGAGCGCGGCAGCGGCCATCCCCGCCACCCAGCGGCCCGCGAGGAAGGCCGCGAAGGTCGCGGCGTAGGTGGTGAGGCGGCCGATGTTGTCGAAGAGGCCGCGGATCGCGATGCCCAGCGGGCCGGTGCGGCTGGCGACCGCCGCCATGGCGTCGGCGACGGCTTCCAGCGCGGGGGCTGCAGCGACCGCCAGTTGGTTCGACAGCCCGCGCCAGATCAGACCGAGCCGGGAGATCGCATCGTTCGTCCGCTCGATCTGGTCCGCATCCTGTTCGGAGACCACGACCCCGAAGGCACGCACATCCTCGGTCGCCTGGCGCAGCGTGGCGGTTTCGATCCGCGACATGGCGATGGAGCCTTCCTCGCCGAAGAGCTGCCCCGCCACGGCGGCGCGTTCTGCGGCGGGCACGAAGCTCTCGATGGCCGCGTTGATGGCCCCCACGCGCTGGTCCAGCGGCAATGCGATCAGCTCGTTGGCCGAAAGCCCCAGCCGGTCGAGTGCGTCGGCGGCGGGTCCGGTTCCGGCGGCCGCCTGGCTGAGCCGACGCGTCAGATCCTTGGTCGCCTGTTCAATGCCGGACATCGACACGCCCGCCAGCTCGCCCGCTCGCTCCAGCGTCTGGATCGAGGCGACGGTGGTGCCGAGCGACTGCGCGAGCTTGGCCTGCGCATCCACCGTCTGCAGCCCGGAGCGGATCATCGCCACGCCAGCGGCGGCAGCGGCGGCCACGGCAGCGGCGGCCGCCACCCGCACCCGCCGCGAGAAGGCGGCGAGCCGGGCGTTGGCGGCTTCCATCTCCCGGCTGAGACGGCCGAAGCCGCGCGACCCGGCTTCGCCGACGCCTTCCAGCTCGGCACGCACCTGCCGTCCGCCCACGGCCGCGAGGCGGACGGACACTCGCTTTTCAGCCATCGGTCAGAGTCCTTGCTTTCGCCGCATGGGCGTCTTACGTTCATGCCATCGATCAAGTGAAGGTATGACCATGGCCGAGACCGCGACCCTGTCCTCGAAGTTCCAGATCTCGATTCCCAAGGCGATCCGGGCCGCCCAGCACTGGGAGGCCGGGCTGACCTTTGCCTTCATCCCGAAAGGCACGGGCGTCCTGCTTGTGCCGGTGCCCAAGCGCGAGGCGCTGAAGGGGCTCGCGCGCGGCGCGTCCGCCACCGATTATCGCGACCGGACGGATCGGTTCTGATGATCCTCGTCGACACGTCGGCGTGGATTGAGTGGCTCATCGGCTCGCCGACCGGCGAAAAACTGTCCGGGCAGCTGCCCGAACAGACCGAGTGGCTTGTCCCGACCATGGTCCAGCTCGAGCTGGCGAAATGGCTGACCCGCGAGGTCGGCGAGGACAAGGCCGATCAGGTCATCGCCTTCACGCAGGTCTGCCATGTCGTTCCGCTCGATACCGAGATCGCGCTGGCGGCCGCGGAAGCCTGCCGCGATCACAAGCTCGCCAACGCCGACGCGATCATCTTCGCAACTGCACAGGCCCAAGGCGCGACGCTTCTGAGCTGCGACGCGCATTTCGAGGGGCTGCCCGGCGTCTCGCTGATCGAGAAGATCAACGGCTGACACCCGGGCTGCCATTCGCACTCAGCTCCTCGTTCAGCTTCCGCACCATCACCGCTTCGATGACGGGCAGCAGTTCGCCCATGGCGAGCGGCGGCACGCCGAGCGCGTCACCGAGCGCTAGTGCCGCCGACATGTCCCAGCCGATCACCGCGCCGGGCAGGACGCGCAGCTGTCCGCCGAGGCGGCCGACGAGGTTCCAGACCTGCCAACCCTCTGGGGTTTCCGGACGGTTCAGCCGCGCCGGGCAGTCCGGGCAGGCTTGCGCGCAGGCTTCGCAGTAGCGGTCGCCCCCGCCGAAGGACCACTCGGCGAGAGCGCGGAGGCGTTTTTTTCCTGTTCCAGCAGTAGACCCTTCGAGACATAGGTCAGCTGGAAGGCCTCGAAGATCGGCCAGACGTCGAGCAGCGCGTCGATGGCCGCCGGGCTCGGGTCGATGGGGTTGCCGTCCGCGTCGCCGATGCCATCCCAGGCGAGCACCGCCCGCCGCGCCAGCGCCTTGGCGAAGGCGACAGCGCGTTCCTCGTCCGAGGCCTCCTCGGGCACTGCCTCGACGGCCGGATCGCTGCGGGTCGCCGCCATCAGCGCGGTGATCAGCGGTCGCAGCTGCACCCGGACGCCGGGGGCAAGCTCATGCCAGCGCGGCGCGTTGGTGAGGTCGAGCGTCAGCATCAATACGTCTCCACATCGTTCACGAGGGTGGCGGTGCACATCCGGCCAACCACGCTGTCGCGCGCCGCCTGCCAGTCGAAGGTCGCCTGCACGCCCTGCGGTCCCGAAATCTCGATCCGGGGGCGCGGCAGGTAGACGGCGTGCACGGTGAAGGTGAAGCTCTCGCCGGACGGCAGGACGTAGGCGAATTCCATCTCGCAGGCCTCGCCGTTGATGGCCTGCGTCACCAGCGTCTGGTCGGCGCACCGCACCTCGATCCGACCGGTCAACGCCGCGATGGACGGGTCCGCCCCGTCGATGCGGCCGTCCGAGCGGATTGTCTCGATCCGGTCGAGATTGTTGGCATAGGTGATCTCGGCCGAGACCACGTTGCCAAGCGCAGTGCCGTTGCGCGTGATCTCCCCGTTGAAATGGCCGAAGCGCTTCAGCTCCAGCGCCGCCGGTGTTCCGGCGCTGGTGGTTGTGCCGACCGTCTCGCCCTGCGCCACCAGCCGCGCCGTGGCGGTGAGCAGGCCAGATCTCTGCATCTGCCAGGTGACCTGGTCGAGCACGCAGCCGGAATACATCGCATAGCGCGGCACCTCGGGCATGCCGGTCTCGATCGACATGCTGGGCAGCGTCCAGGAGCCCGACTGGAACTCGTGGCTGTACGGGGCCTCCACACCGGTGGTCGTCGGTGTTCCGAAGGCCGCCTTCAGCCAGAAGCCGAAGGCCTCGGCGTCGAGCGGCACCACGACATCGCCATCGGCCGTCACCGCGTCCTTGATCGGCGCCAGTGGATCGCGGCCGTAGCCGAGAAGCTCCGAGTTCAGCAGCGGCTGCTCCGCGCCGAGCGAGGTGCTGGCGAAGGGCATGCGGGTGAAGCCGCTCGCGGGCGGCGTTCCATAGGTCGTCTCGAACGCAAGCGCCATCAGCGCCCGCGCCCCCTGGGCTCGTGCCATGGTGTTCTCCTCGGTTGTCGGGATCAGCCGAGCGGATCGGCCGTGGAATAGTGCAGCACCACCGGGATCACGGCGGCCTTCAGGCTGGCCGCGCCCTCGACTGGCAGATCGACTGGGCGCGGGGCTTCGGCCTCGACCCAGTCGCAGAGCCCGCCCAGCGTGCGGTCGGCGGCGAGCGCCGTGCCGATGCTTGCGGTCAGCGCGTCGAAGGCGGCGTCACGGTGGGCGCCTTGCACGACCGCCTCGATCTCGGCGCGGTGCTGGTAGTGGTAGGCGAGCGGCGACAGCGTGACCTCGGGCTCGCCGGGTTCACCGTCACGCAGGATCAGCAGGCCCTTGGCCGGCACGCGCTCGGGCAGCACCTCGCCGCGCAGTGCGGTGGCGGGCAGCGCCAAGAGCCGCGCGTGCAGCGCGGCGAGAACGGTTTCGCGAAGGGTGGGCATAGGTTCTCACGCTGGAAGGGTTGAGATCTTGACGACGTCAACGCAAGGTGTTGTTGATCATCAGACACTAAACGCACCGAGGGTCGAGCAATGAATGAACAAGAAATGGAGCTTTGGAAACAGCTTCAGGAAGTTGCAAACAAGGAATACGATGGCCATCTGACCATCTTGAAGTTCACCACAAACTGGCGGATCGGTTTTGTCACACCTGCAGAACGTGAACAAATCGACGAAATGGCCGTAGGTAGTTCGTTCGCTGAAGCTGCACGGAATGCACTTTCCAAATCTAGCTGAGGTGTTTCCTTTCCGCGCTCATACAGGCCGCCGAGGAAGCTTGGCGGTATATGAGCAATTGTCAAGAAGCGAATCTTTCCATCCAATTCGCCACGATCAAGCACGGTAAAGCGAGGCTGTAAGTTGAAAGCGAAAACACTACAAAATGCTTCCTTCTGGACAGCTCTCATTTTCTTTCAGGCTGTTTCAGGCCCTGCTGCTGCCGAACCAATATCCGTGAAGGGTATTGACTGGAGCATGTCCACAATTGAAATACTTGCAGCCTTGGAGAGCGATGGCCTTACCTGCTTGCGTCGCCCCACATGGAATACTCTGACGCCAAATTCGGCTGACGCCGGCGAACCTACCAAGTACTTCTGCATTGATACCGATACTCCGGTCGAGACCGAAAGAAGCCTCGACCATGCCTTCGAAAGTTGGCGCGCGGAATGTCAACTCGACCGGAGCTCCTGCTGGAGCGGCGGCGATTCGTTTAAGAACCAACTTGAAAGGCTTCTTCGCGTTACCGTACACGATGATGACCGTGTCATTTTTGACTGTTCTTATACAAATTCTTGCGGATTTGGTCCGAATGATATTTTACACGAGCTTCAAAGGCGCGTTCATCAGGGACCGTGGGAAAAGCCTACTGAAGACAGCTTCATAATTTGCACGACTGGACCAATCAACGAAGCTCTATGTGTGCATTGGCACTCGAAAGCTATTTTGCTTTTCAAACAGCCAATCACTTCTCGAATGGATTTCTGAATCCAGTAGCAAGTTAAGCTGAGGTCCATTTTACTTTCTGGCCGCCACCCAGTTGGCCACGATCAGTTCCGGCACGCTGTCCAGTGCCTGGTCTGCGTCTCGCGCCAGATTCAGACGCTTCGGCAGCTTGACCTGCGGCACCAGCAGGAAGATCGGCGCGGTGACCTTGCCGCGGCCGGTCTTCGACCGCGAAACCACCGCCTGGCCTTTCGTGTTGAGCCGCCCCTCGGCGACCAGCAGGCTCGGGCCCGTCCGGCGATAGACGAAGCGCAGGCGGAGGCCACGGCGGCGCTCCCATTCGCCGGGGGTGATCCGGCCGCCGCGCAGGGACTTGCCTGCGGCGGGCAGCGGGATCGCCAACCAGAACCCATCCATCGAGCGGATTAGCGGCCCCGTGTCATGCGCGCCGACGATGACCGGCGCCTTCGACCAGACCAGCGCCGCGGCGTCGAGGCTCTCACCCGATCTCGGGAAGTTCTGGCTCCGGATCGAGTTGGCCAGCCGCGTGCCGAGCCCCGCACCGGTGATCTGCAACCGCCAGGCCGACTTCAACCCGGTCCCGGCTTCGCGCATGGCGGCCGTCACCGCGCGTTCGCCCGCCGCGACCTCGGCCGCCATCATCGCGACGATGTCGGGATCGATGTCGAGCTTCAGCTTCATGGCCGTCACGCGGGCCTCAGATCGACGGTCCAGACCAGCAGCTCGCGGTCGCGGACGGGCTCTCCCTGGATCAGGAATGCGTCGCCGTCGATCTCGATGCGGTCGCCGGGGCGTGGGATCGGCACCTCAGCCACGCGCAGATCGATCCGGGTGGTCTCGGACCAGAGCCGGGCGTCGCCGAAGTCGGTCACGGCATCGGCGCGCCGGGCGACGACGCGCACCAGCTGGGGCGCGCCACCCTCGGCGATATAGACCGCGTCCCGGCCGATGTTGGGATCGGCGAAGAGCGAGCCCACGGCTGCGGCGAAGGCGCTCATCAGAACGCCGCGTTCAGGCGCACCCGGCCGATGGTGTCGCCCGCGCCGCTCGCCACCGCCTCGACCGCCACGCCGACGAGAGTGTTGTCGGTCGCGACCGTGGTGCAGCGCTTGTTGGTGTCGTCCCAATAAACCCTGGCGCCCACGGTCCAGGCCTGGGAGCCGACCTTGGTGATGTCGAAGACGCCGATGAGCGCGGTCTCGACGGGCTCGGCGAGGGCAGCGTCTCCGGCGGCGATGCCGAAGATGGAGCCGACGAGCAGGCCATCGCCGGAGGCGACGGCATAGGGCGCGGTCAGGGTGAGGGTGTTGCCGGGCTGGACGTAGTTTTTCATGGGGATGATCCTCGTGGAAAGACGAAGGGCGGCCCGTCAGGGCCGCCCGCATGTCAGGGTTCAGCATGGGGTGCGGATTACGCGCCCGGGTTCTTGTAGAGGCCGCGCCAGTCGATGGCCTTGGCGCCGAAGTCGAGGCGGCACTTGATTTCGACGCCGTCGACGTCGAAGCCGTTGCGGGTCTCGATGTACGCGCCCTGCTGACCCTCGAGATAGGCGTACTCGATGGTGTCGATCTGGTTCGGACTAGCCGCCAGGTACCAGGCGGTCTCGCTGGCGGCGTCGAGCCGGGGCTCGCTGATCGGCGCGAGCGTGCGGATCGACTGCGGCACCACGCTGGACGTCGCGGCGGGCACGAGGTTCTGCGCGACCAGCTGCTCGGCCTTCAGTTCCAGCGAGGCGGGCACGATCAGGAAGGCGGGACGAACGTTCAACACCGTCTTCTTGTCGAGGCCGGTCTGCTTGGCCATCGCTGCCCGCGCCGCGCCCACCGCATCCACCGCCAGCGCCGCGCCGGTGCCCGCGAGGTTCTTGTGCGTGGTGTGGAAGAGCGCGTTGCCGTCGGCCATCGCCGGGTTGGCGGTGATGATCCCCCAGACCACGTCCGATTCCAGCTGGGCGATGGAGTTGCCGTACATCGCCGGGATCCGGGTGAAGGCGTCCAGATCGTCGTTGATCAGCACCTGCCGGGTGATCGCGACCACCCTGCCATAGGTCTTGACCTTGTAGCTCTCCTTGCTCTCGCCCAGCGTGCCGCGCTTGAACTCGCCGCTTTCGCCCACTTCCAGAAGCTGCGGCGCCTCGCCGAGCTGGACCCGATGCATCGCCTTGAAGTCGGTCGCCAGCACCTGGCGGCAGAACAGCATGAAGGTGCGCGGATAGGCCTCGTAGGCTTGCCGCAGGGTTTTGTTGGTGACCGCCGACAGGATTTCGGGGAAGTCCGAGGTCGAATGCAGCGCGCGCGTCGCCACCTCGTCGCGCGAGAGGCCCCGCGTGTTGACCCCGGCATTGCCGAGGCTTTCGCGGGCGAGTTCCAGCAGCGTCATGCCGCGGTACTGGCGCGCGGCGTCCTCCAGCTGGAACAGTGTTGGGCTGTAGCGGTGCAGCAGCGCATTCGCCACGGCATCGCGACGGGTGATGCGCTCGTCCCTGCCGCCCAGCGGGACGGAGACATGGGGGAAGGTCCGGGTCTCGTCGGACTTGGCCGCGACCTGATCGAGGATCAGGCGGCGGGACTCGTCGACGCTGACGCCGCGCTTGACCAGATCCTCGGCGAAGCCGCGCTCGAGGTTCAGCCGCCCGGCGAGATCATAGATGGTGGAGACGCGGTCACGCTCGGCCTCACGGGCGCGGGTGGCGACCGCTTCGGTGTCGGGCGCGGGCGTTGCCTGCGTCTTCGGCTGGCTGCGGGTCTCGCTGGCGGCGACCTTCGGGTCGGGCGCAGCCGGTTTCGGCTCGGTCATGGGGGTGTCCTCGGTTTCGACCGGCGCGGTCGGCTGGGTGGCGGGGAGTGCGGCGTCGCTCGCCGGGGTCTGGGTCTTGTCCGTCATCGGGTATGCTCCTTGCGGTGTAGGGGCGTCCCGGCGGTGGAGGACGCAGTCGTGAAGGGGATGCTGGGCGCGGAAGCCCGCGGCGGGATCGGCGCCGACCGCGACGGCGGAGACCTCGAAGGGCGTCCAGTCCACCGCCCGCCAGAGTTCGCGCGCGGCCTCGGGTTTCGAGACCTCGAAGCGGTGGACCTGGTAGCCGATGGAGACCGCCCGGATGTGGCCCGCCTGGATGTCGCGCCAGATCGGCTCGACGTCCGCGCGCTCAGAGATCCGGACCAGCGCGATGCCCCGGCCGTTCTCGATCCGGGCGGAACCGGGGACGACAGAGCCGATCACCGCGTCGAGCGTGTCGAGCTCGTGCACCTTCAGGAACGGTGCGCCCGCGTTCAGCCGGTCGAGGCGGACATGGGCCGGGTCGAGGCTGAGCTCCTCATCATAGGGCTCGCCGAAGAAGGTCGCGCGACGAACGCGCGCCCCGGCCGACCAGACCACCTCGACGGTGCGGCTGTCGGCATCGGCCGTGTTCGGCGCAAGCTCCGCCGACCGGCGCATGGCCGGCAATTCGATCATCGTGTCCATGAGGTCAGTCCTGTTGGTCGGCCTGCGCCGGGTCGGTTTCCGCTTTGGCGGAGGGGTCGTCGGCGGCGGGATCGGCCGCCGGATCGCCGGTCTGCGCGCTGCCGGTCTTGGTGACCCGCCGCGGATCGCTGTCGAGCACCAGCCCCAGCGCATCGAGCTTCGCGTTGGTGGCAGCGATCTCGGCCAGCACCGCGTCGGGGTTGCGGCCCTGTTTCGCGATCACCTCGGCCAAGGTCATGGTGCCGGAGCGGATCGACAGCAGGTTCGCCATCGCGTCCTTCTGCGGATCGACCGCCTCGAACTTCGGCGGCGACCATTCGACCGGCACGATCGGCGACGGGATCTGGCCCGCCGCCCACGCTGCTTCCGTGAACCAGCGCCAGACCGGCGCGCAGAACATCGGAATGAACAGCTGCCACTGGACGGCGTCGATCTGGCGGCGGAACTCCACGAGGCCCGCCCGGATCGAGGAATAGTTCACCTGGCTGAGATCGCCGGTCAGCAGCTCGTAGGGCACCCGGAATCCGGCCGAGATCGTGTGCAGGCTGGCGCGCTTGTACTCACCGTAGCCGCCGGTGGCGGAGGGCTGGTTGAAGCGGATGTCCTTGCCGCCGCGGGCATAGGCGATCAGGCCCGGCTCGAACTGCTCGACCCGGTTACCATCGGCGTCGACCACGGAGGGCGCGATGCCCTGCTGGGCCTCGTCGTCGCCGAAGACGATGGCGGTGACGCAGGCCTCGGTCTTCTTGCGGACCAGTTCGGCCACCTCGTAGTCGTCGAGATCGCGCAGGCTGCGGATCACCGGCGCACCCCAGGGAACGCCACGCGCCTGCGTGCGCTGCTTCTCGTAGACATGGGCGATCTCTGACGCTGGCACCGGGCGGCTCTGCAATCCGTTCTGTAACGCCCCATAGGCGTCACCAGGATGTTCGGCATGCAGCCAGTAGGCGCGGCGCTTGCCGACAGGGTCGAACTCGATCCCCTGCACGAGCCGCCCCGCGCCGAGGGCGCCGGACTTGGTGGCGTCGAGGAAGTCCGCCTCGAGAACCTGCAATTGCAGCGGCACGGGCAGACCGTCGCTCGCACGTCGCAGCCTTCGACGGACCAGCACCTCGCCCGCCTCGACCATCTCGCGGCAGATCAGCGTCTGCAGGCCGTAGAAGTCCAGCTGACCGTCGGCGTCGCACTCCGCCGTCCAGCGCTCGAACAGCGCGTCGACCTTCCGGTCCAGCGTGTCGTCGCCGCTGGCGGCGCGCGGCATGATCCCCGCGCCGATGATGTTGTTGACCAGCACCGCCACGGCCTTGGCCGCATGCGGGTTGTTGCGCACGAGATCCCGCATCCGGTCGCGCAGGAGCGCCCCGGCGACGCCGATCTCGGTGTCGGCCGAGGATCCCGGCGCGCGCCAGCCCTCGGTCCGCCGTCCGCGCGCGGCGCCGTCGTAACCGCGCGTCAGGGTCTCGAACGCCTGCCGCGCCATGACACGGCGGGCCGCCATGCGCGGCGCCACCGTGGCGATGGCGTGATCGAACCAGGTCGCCGACATCAGCGATCCCCGCGCGAGAAACCAGCCAGCCCAGCCACCGGCAGCGGACGGCTGACGCCCGCGACGGCACGTTCGATGGTCCGGATGCGGGCGAGCAGATCCTCGGCCGAACCGTAGTCGACCGACTTGCCGTCATAGCTGACGCGCGTCGTGCCGCTGGCGTAGGCCCGGCGAAGCGCCGAGAGCTCCGTTTCCGTCCAGTCGGTCATGTCAGAACCATCCTCCGCGTCGGCCCAGCCAGTCCGACTGCCGCTTTCCTTCGGGTGCGGATTGCGGTCGGTTGACCCGCCCTGCGCCATCCATTTCCGTTGGCGCCGCCCCGAGCTGATCCTCGAGGTCGCGCCATTTCGCCTCAGACCAGCGATCCGCGCCCGCGATCCAGGCGGCGGCGCGGGCATAGACCCGGCAATCCAGCGCCTCGTTTCGTTCGCGCAGCTTCTGCCATTCCAGCCGGGCAAAGCCGCGCTTCGTGCGCACCGTCACCAACTGCTCGGCCACGAACTGCTTCAGCCATTCGTTCTCGACCCAGTGCGGCAGGTGCACCGAGCCGGGCGGGAATGCCGCCCCGTCGGCCATCTCCTCCTCGGTCGGCCGCGCCAGTCGCAGGAAGCGGTAGGTCTCGGCCTTGAAGGTCGACACCGCCACGGTCCAGAGCCGCGCCCCGCGCCGCAGGCGTTTTCCGCCCTCGGTCGCGTCGACGAAGGTCGGGCCCGACACCGGGCTCGAGCGGTTGAACCCCTCGACGCCCTTGACCGGCGACACCTGCCCAAAGCCCTGCGCCCGCGACCAGGAATAGACCGCCGGGGCCTCGTAGCCGGTATCGATGGCGAGCCGCGCGATCCTGAGATGCGCGCCGCGCTCGTGCGGCCAGCTTCGGTCCAGCAGCGCCGTCAGTTCCGACCAGGCGTCATGCCGATCCGGCCCGCCCTCGATCACGACATGATCGACGAGCCAGCTTTCCAGCCCACGACCCCAGGCCCAGACGTCGACCTCGATCCGGTCCTTCTGCACGTCGGCCCCGGCCGTCAGGAACAGCCCGCCCGCAGGCACCGTGCCGGACGTCCAGCGCTCGCGACGGTCGTAGAGCCGCTGCCAGTCCGGGGCTTCCCCGGTCTCGACCCATGTCTCGCCGAGGATCGTGTTGCGGAATGCCTTGATCGCCTCGTCCGAGCCCTGCGCCGCGTCCCATGCCCGCACGATCCGCTCCCAGCTCAGCCAGCCGATCGGCGAATAGAGCGCCGAGAGGTGATACCCGACCGTGGTCGGATCAGCGGCGGTGGCGGTCGCCCGCCATTCGCCACCCTCCAGCATCGCCGTCTTGTGGTGTTCCGCGATTGCCGCGTCGCAGCCCTCGCAGTGATATTCCGCCGTTTCCGGCCGTCCCTTCTGCCAGCGCAGCCGGTCGAACTTCAGCCATTGCATCGCGCCGCAATGCGGGCATGGCACGTGGAACCGGCGCTGGTCACTCGCCTCGAATTCCCGCTCGATGCGCGACAGCCCCCGGATGGTGGGCGTCGAGACCAGCAGCACCTTTCGCCGGTGGGCGAAGGTCAGCGACCGGGCCTCGGCCAGCGTCACCGGATCGCCTTCCTCGTCGGCTGAGGCCGGATAGGCGTCCACCTCGTCGAGGAAGATGTACCGCGCCGGCGTGGACCGCAGTCCGACCGCCGAGTTCGCCCCTGTCATGATCAGGATGCCGCCCGCGAATTCCTTGGACAGCATCGTGTTGCCCGCGTCGCGCGAGCGCGCCGGTTTGACCCGCTCTCGCAGCTCGGGGCTCTCGTCGATCAGCGGGTCGATCCGCTGGCGCGAGTTGCGCTTGGCCAGTTCCACCGTCGGCTGGACCGCGAGCATCGGGCCCGGCGCCTGGTGGATCACGAACCCGATCCAGTTGTTGCCCGCCTCGGTCGCGCCGACCTGTGCGGCCTTCATGAACACGATCCGCTGCGTGGGATCGCCGGGGCTCAGCCGGTCCATGATCTCGCGCATGTAGGGCGTGCGCACCGTGCGATACCGCCCGGGCTCGGCCGATGCGCGGCCCGACAGCATCCGGTGCCGGTCCGCCCATTCCGAGACGGTCAGGTCCGGGTCGGGCCGCAGCCCGTTGCCCCAGGCGCGCAGGATCTCGCCCGCGCCGTCGAAGTCCGTCAGGCCATCATCGTCACCGGAAGTCGGGCCGGACCTCGGCGAGTTCGTCGAGGTGGGCGCGTACATGTTTTTCCAGAACCTTCTGCATCACGGCTGGCTCCACGGTGATCTGCTGGCTCGTCGCGTCGCGGCACGAGGCCGAAAGCTCGGCCGCCATCAGCGCCGCCGCGCGTGCAGGCCAGTTCACCCATGCGTCCCGTTCCTCCCGCGCCAGGCGGAACACCAGCGCCAGCGCACGGGCCCGCTCGATCAATTCCCCCTTCAGCTTCTGAAGCCGGATGCGCCGCTCCTGCGCCTTCAGCACCTCGTTCGCCGTCTTGGCCTGCAGGAAGGTCGTGCCGCCGCCGACGGCGGGAACTGCCAGCCCCTGTTCGCGGAGCGTGTCGCCCACGGCGGCGACAGCGGCCTCGGGCACCGGCTTCAGCTTCGGCGCGGGCGGCTTTCGGGTCTTGGACGGGTCCGTCGTTTCCGCCCGCCGCGCGTCACTGGCCGCCGCGTTGATGCTGCCGTCGGGATAGAGGACCAGCCGCTCGGCGGCCTTGGCCTTCTGGATCGCGCCCCGCGACAGCCCGACATGGGCGGCGTACTGGCGCTCGCTCATGCCCTGCATCGACGCCTCCGATTATCATTCAAGATCATGTGCTTATCGAGTTGATAAGCGTCGCGACCGGAGCGAACGTCACTCCAACGAAGCGATGCAACTCACCAAGGAGCCACCCGGATGACCCGCCGCGCGACCGACAACACGATAGCCCTCGACGCCTTCATCGCCGCCAAGTCCGAGATCGACACGATGCTGGAGCGGCTCGCCGCCCTGAGCGCGGACCATTTCGAGACCCACCCCGACGAGATCAATTGGGGCCATGTCGGCACCCTGAACCACTACCGCGCCAAGCTGCGCGAGATCACTGACATGGCCTTCAGCGAAGGCGAACACGCCGAGTGAGACGACCCGCTCTCGGTCCCGCCCGCGACTGGCGGGCTCGACCTCGTAGAAGGGCCCGCATCCCGCGCGCCCCGATACGGGAGACGACGATGACCAAGCTTTCCGACACCCAAGCCCTGATCCTGAGCGCCGCCGCCCAGCGGCCCGAGCACATCGCCCTGCCGCTGCCCGAGAGCCTGCGTGGCGGGGCCGCCGCCAAGGTGGTGGGCGCGATGCTCGCGAAGGGGTTCCTGCAGGAGGTCGACGCCGACATGCGCAAGGTCGAGCCCGTCTGGCGCGAGACCGGCGACGGCCACGGCGTCACGCTGGTCGCCACCGACGCAGGCCTCGCCGCCATCGGCATCGAGCCCGAGGACGCGAACACCGCGCCTGCGAGCGCGACGGACGCGCCGACCAAGGAGCCTGCGCCGGACAACCCCACCGGGGCCGAGACCGCGCCCAAGACGCGGACGCCGCGCGAGGGCACCAAACAGGCCACTCTGATCGCCATGCTGCACGCGCCGGACGGCGCGACCATCGAGGAGATCATGGCCGCGACGGGCTGGCAGTCGCACACGGTGCGGGGCGCGATGGCCGGGGCGCTGAAGAAGAAACTCGGGCTCGAGGTGACCTCGGAGAAGGTCGAAAACCGAGGGCGCGTGTACAGACTCCCCGCCGCCTGACGCACCGGACCCCGACAATCTGATGGCCGCCGCCCCCCCCGGGGCGGCGGGCGATCATTTGGCGCTCCGCATCCGGATCGCCTCAAACAGCCGCCGCAGCGCGAAGGACCGCGCGATGCTCACCACGGTGAACACCGCACCCATCTTCAGGTTCTGCGCCAGCGTCGTGTGCAGCCCGAAGATCGGGAAGATCAGGATCTGCGTGACCACGGCGACGCCGTAGCCGACGATCACGTTGGCGACGGACTCGACCAGCGACATGAGGCGGGACTGCTTCATGCGGCGGTCTTGCGCTTGCGCGCGGGTTCGGGGGCGGCGTCCGTGTCCGGCGTATCGGCCCGGGCGTCGGCATCGTCGCCCAGCCGCTCGGTTCTCACCTGCGCGAAGGTCCGCCCGTCACCGTCGAGGACCGCTTCCTTGCCGGTCTCGGCCTGCCAGCGTTCCACGGCGACATCGACATAGGCGGGGCTGATCTCCATTGCGAAGACGCGGCGGCTATTGGCCTCGCCCGCCATGATCTGCGAGCCGGAGCCGGAGAACGGCTCGTAGCAGAGGCCACCACGGGTGACATGCTGGCGCATCGGGATGCCGAAGGCGTCGAGCGGCTTCGGCGTCGGGTGATCGGGCCGCTCGTCCTTGGCGAAGCTGGGCATCTCCCACGTCGAGGGCAGCGTCTGCTCGGCGACCTTCGGCGGGCGGTTCGGACGGCGCCAGCCCATGAAGCAGGGCTCGTGCTTCCAGAGGTAGTGGGACCGGGTCAGGACGCCGCGATCCTTCACCCAGATGATCTGCTGATGGACGAAGGCGCCGGCCTTTTCCCAGCAGGCCTCCAGCATCGCCTGGCGGCGGGAGGCATGCCAGCAGTACCAGGCCGCGTCCTCGGCGATCGCCTCGGTGACCGCCGCAGCGATGAAGCCGTCGTAGAGCTCGGCGCCTTGGCTGCTATCATCCCAGGTAGTGCCGTAGGAGGCCGACCAGTCCTTGTTCCGCGTCGGATGGTTCGAGCCGTCGTAGTCGACGAGATACGGTGGGTCGGTCGCGAACAGGATCGCCCGCTCGCCGTTCATTAAGCGGCGCACATCGGCCGCGCTGGTGCTGTCACCGCAGAGCAGGCGATGGTCACCGAGGATCCATAGATCGCCCGTGCGCGATGCCGGGTTGCGCGGCGGTTCGGGGATGCTCACCGGAGGCACTGAGCCCCCGGCGCCACCGTCTTCCCCGTCCCCCTCCGGCACGAAGGTCAGCAGCTTGTCCAGCTCACCATCGGAGAAGCCGACCAGCGACAGGTCGAAATCCTCGGTCAGCAAATCGTTCAGTTCCGCCGACAGCAGCGCCTCGTCCCAAGTGCCCAGTTCGGTCAGCTTGTTGTCCGCGATCCTGTAAGCCCGGCGCTGCGCCTCAGTCAGGTGCCCGAGCACGATGACCGGCGCTTCGGTCAGTCCCAGCTGGGTTGCCGCCAGCACGCGCCCGTGGCCCGCGATCAGCTCGCCGTGATCGGCGACGAGGCAGGGCACGGTCCAGCCGAACTCGGCCATGCTGGCGGCGATCTTCGCGACCTGGTCGGCGCCATGTACCTTCGCGTTCTTCGCGTAGGGCTGGAGGCGCGACAGCGGCCACGTCTCGATCGCGTCCGGGGCGAAGCTCAGTGTCATGGTGGGCAAGGTTCCTTGGGGCGGGTGGATGCCGGTGGCTTCCGGACTCCGGATGCCGGGCCGGACTCCACACGGGGTCCAGCGGCCACCATCGGTGTCCGGTCGGAAGGCCAGCGTTTATTGGTGTTTGCGCGGGGCGCGCGAGGCTCCGGCTTCCGGGTGGCTTCCCAAAAATCCGGCCCTGTCGCTGGCGATGTCCCGCGCTTCGCCCGCCAGCATACGAATATCGCCAGGAAGGAACCGGAAACTGCCGTGGGATGGACCCCGGCCGGACCCTCGCTGGATACCGGGGTCCAGGTGGCCCCCGTCAACGCAAAGGGGAGAGCGAGCTTTCCAGCGCACTCTCCCCATCTTGCCTTCGGAATAGCATGGATCTGTTGCAGATGTCGAAGGGAAAAGTGTTGCAACACATTGGAGTCACTGCGCATTCAGGCGCGCAGCGATCTTGGTCAGCGCCAGCTGCCAGCGACGCCATGCGGTCGTGCGGTCGCAGCCGAGCTCGCCGCTGATCTGCTTCCACGGCACGCGGGCCGCGCGGGACCAGACCAGCTTGCGCTCCGCCTCCTCGATCCAGAGCGCCCAGTCGAAGGTCTGCTCGAGCCGGGTGATCGCGGCGGCCGAGGGCCAGACCCGCATCGGCTGCGGCTCCATCGCCGCGATCTCGCGGCTGGTCCGCGCGATGTCGGGCCAGGTGTTGAAGTAGCCCTGCGCCTTCACCGGCGGAAGCTTGCGCAGGGTGCGGAACGCCTCCTCGAAATGATCGGCGACGCAATCGGCGGTCCATTCGCGATCAGCCATGGCGCGCCTCCCCGTCGGCAGGGCGCGGGCCGTAGAGCTTCTCGCCCAGCTGGCGGACCAGTTCACGCTCGGGCCAGGTGAGGCGGTCGTCGTCGGCGGAGACCGCGAGGACGCCCTGTTCCTGCCAGCCCTCGCGCTTCACCTGCTCGGGATCGCGGCGTCGGCCGCCGTAGCCATGGGGGTGCCATCTCATGCGACACCCCCGTTCGTCTCGATCGCCCAGAGCAGGAGCGCGATGGCGTCGGCCTCGTTGTCGTCGGCGGGGCTGAAACCGCGGGCGCGGACGGCGGCGACCATGGCGGCCTTGTCGGCGTTGCCCTTGCCTGCGGCATGACGCTTGATCGTGCCGACCGGGACGCCCTCGTAGGGCACGCCGCGCAGTTCCGCCCATGCGGTCAGCGTGGCCATGAGACCGCCGTAGATATGGCTCGCGTCGGTGCCCGCGTGGCGGCGGACCTCCTCGAACCAGATCGCGGCGACGGGCCCCGACAGCCGGTCGATCTCGGTCAGCCAGTTGGTGAA